TTCTTTGCTGATCGGCAGGTGGAAGAGGCTATGAGAGCCCTAACTGAAATGAATAAAGTTGAACAGCCGAAAGTGTTGGTTGGGGAAAAGAAGGAAGCAGAGAAGACGGCAATTTTGCCAGCGTCCCCTGTAAAGTTTGAGTCTAAAGCGTTCAAAGAAGCTAAAATGCTTGAACGACCTCAAGTTAAGGAATCGAAACCGAAAGCAAAGGTTCCCTCCTCTCCTCCAAAACCAAAGAAGGTGTTAGATAAGAAGTATCCGACATCTCCGGCGTTTAAGAAAGCGTATGCTGCTTCGCTTGAGTTGGCGAAGGCCAAGAAGAAGCTTGATGAAGGTCAGGCATCTCCGCATTTGTCTGAAGCGACAAAGCGAGAGTTGTGGCAGACGTTTCAAAAGATTCGGAAGCTCACTAATGAGGCGTGGGCAACAGCAAAAGCTGGTGGTGAAAGTAAGGAAGCACTTGTCAATGGAGTTCGTTTTAATACGAGTCATGTTGCGGCATGTGTTGGTTATGCAAAAACCAAAGACAATGTTATGAATTGTACTCTTGCACTGAATTCCATTATGGTAATGGCTCACATCTTTTCGAAGAAGGATGATGAAGCAACCATTAATTTCCAATTCCGAAAGGGACAGGAGATTATTTCTGTAGATTTTAAACAGAAAGATGGTAAACAGGTGGCGTGGGATACAATGTCTTTTCCCCGAACCAAAGCTATGGTTGGATTGCCGAATTTGCGTGCCAATGTGAAAATTGAAGCTGGCGCAAAGATTAAGTTGATTGCCTTTGATTCGGAAGAGGATTTTCTTGCCGGGAAAGTGAAGGATGATAGTGGAAGAGTGTCACGTACACAGATCCAAGCGAATGCTGATGTGGACATTTTTGGGTGTGTTGAAACCAAGAAGGTGTTCCACAATGCGAGCTCTGTGCAAGGAACTTGTGCAGGTGCAGGCGTGGATGAGCAAGGGAACTTAGTGTTCTTGCAAGTTGCACGAAATAGCGTTGAGAATGTTGGTGTTGCTATGACTAGTGAGTTAGTGCAAACCGTTGCTAATTGCAAATATTCTTTTCAGTAAGCCCGTTGCCTGATATGGAGGTCTGGGGAAAATGGTATGATAAATATCTCCATAAACCAGTCTTCATGAGCCAAGGATTTACAACGGGCGATCGCAAGTTGAAAACGCATCAAAGTGCGTTGTTCACTCACTTTTTCAAAGGTACCCATATTGATTATGTGGGTCGTGTTAACCGCTTTACCTCTTTTCGTTTTAAAGAAGTTGCTAACACATCGTTTATTGAATTTGCCAGAGAGAAGGCCATTCCGCTGGATCCAGCCTGTGCTTATCGTAAGACAGAGTTGAATCTTGAGGCAGGAATGAAGTCTTGCGCGAAATATGATCGTGCTCAACCAGACCTTGATGAAGGTGCCTGGAATCTCGCTGGGGATTGGACTGCCCGCCATTTTAAGCCGTATATGGGCGGGTCTAAAGTTGTCTCCCAAGAGGTCGCTATTCAAGAGAGTGACAAAACCACGTCGTGTGGATATCCCTGGAATTTAGAGTTTAAGGATAAGGGAGAATTCTATGATTCTGAAGCAGTGAAGTGCTTACAGGATTTTTGGCAGGGACTTGGTAAGGATTCGATTGAAGTCGAACCAACTGAAGAAGCAATTGCAGCTTTTAGTCTCTGGAATGCAATGCGCCCAATTTGGCTCAATTCCGAGAAGGATGAGCTTCGAAAGGTATCAAAGATTGAGGCGAATGACAATCGTACTTTTACTGCGTCTCCGATTGAGCACACAATTTCGTTGAATCGAATGTGCCTTGACATGAATAACAAGTTTTATCGATCGAATGGTAAGACTTGGTCGTTTGTTGGGGGTAATAAGTATTTGCAAGGGTGGGATAATTTGTATCACCGCCTAGGCGTTCATCCGAATGCGTTTGAACTTGATGAGAGTCAATTTGATTCATCATTGTTCGCGCGTGCCATGTTTGGGCAGATGGAAATTCGCTGGGGTATGCTTCGTAAGGAGGATCAGACTCAGGAAAATCGTCTTCGGTTGGAAAGGTTGTATGAGAGTATTGTGCACTCAGTCATCGTTTTGGAGAACGGTGAGCTTGTTCAGAAGCACACTGGTAATCCCAGTGGTAGTGGCAATACGATTGTGGATAATACCATGATTCTTTTTAGGTTGTTTGCATATGCATGGATTGTCTTGGTTCGAGAAGAATATGGAAAGATAAATGCAGAGCTGATGGCAGCAGCGAACACTCCAGATTTGGAATTGCGGGATTATTCAGGAGTCCGCTTTGGTTCGTATGATGACTTCATGCGACATGTAGCAGCCGCATTGAATGGGGATGATAACACCTACACTTGTAGTAATAAGGTGGTAGGGTGGTTTAATCCTCGGAACATTGGTC